ATTTAAATTGAGTAGAGCTAAGTTCTAATCTATTTGCAAGTATTGCTAATCCTTTCTTCATCACAATAGCACCACCACCTTGTAGTAAACTATTTAAAGCAGCATGTTCACTACGAATATGAATCTTCCTACCATCTAATCCTTTGAGGAATCCTCTTCTTGCAGCTTGTTGTACTCTGTCCTTAAGAGTTTTAAGTGCTGGTAGATTGGTGAGAAAACGTTGTTTAAGTTCTTTACCTGTGCTTCTGTTTCCTCCAACCACACTCCCAATTTTTTCATCTCCTGCTCCGTATATAAGTGCATAGATGAAAGTCTTTGCTGTATCTCTAGATTCAAGTCCTGCAAGTTTTTGATTTGTTGTGTGTATATCTCCGTTAACGACCTCATTTATATACTCCTCATCGTTCATATAGTGTGCCAACATTCTAAGTTCTAATCCTGAAGCATCAACTCCAAGTAAAACATTACCTTCATCTACAGTCCAACAGGCACGACACTCTTTACCGAATGGACTATAGACAGCCGGAACTTGAGCCACGTTAGGATGGCTATGTGACATACGACCAGTGATAGTACCGTTAGGTATAACTGATCCATGCACACGACCATCGTCTTCTAAGGCATCAAGCCATGACTGTACTTGAGCTATTCGTTTTTGATAAAGGAGAAAGTCAGCTATAAGTTTAGCTTCACGAATATGCTCAATCTTTTTAAGTGTTCCTTCATCTACAATTGGTTGACCTGTAGCTGTAAATCTTTTAGGTTTCCAACCAAAGTCAATTAAATATTCACCGATCTGTTTACGACTACCAAGATTAAACTCTTGTAACTCTTGTCGCATGAAAGGTGTATAGTCACCACTTTCAATAAGTCTATCATACTCTTCAGCACGTAATCCTGACTTAGATAACTCACCATCCTTTTTAAGTTTAGGTGTGACAAGTTTTACATCAACCATTCTAGGTTTGAAAGTCTTCTGAACTTCATCAGTTACTTCGTTCATTTTAGTTTTAAGTTTAGCAAGTAACATTGTAGCTTCTTGTTCGTTAAACTTAAAGCCATTAGTTTCTTGCTCTGACATAATCTTAGCAACGTCATGTTCAAGATCAATAGAATCTTGACTAAATCCTTGACCTTCTTTAACAAGAGTATGATAAACAATCTCATTCAATCTTACATCATTGACACAATACTCTAACATCTTAGGAGTATACTCGTCAAAGTCAATAGGTTGTTCTTGCTTTACAAAGTTAACTCGGTATCCCCAAGTCTTTAAGCTATGTCCATTCTCACGAATAGGATTGAATAATCTTGACATCACTAATGTATCTTCAATCTTTTTATCCATGAGATCAACATCCATTATCTTTTTGATAACAGGAATATCATAGCTGAGAATGTTATGTCCTATCAAAGTTTCTGCACTCTGTAAAAACTTAACACCTTCTTCAAGTTTATGTGGTGGGAACTTATATACCTCACCATTTATTTCTTTAGCTACAATACAATGTATCTTACTTGGCTTCAAGCTATCACATTCTATGTCAAATACTATTTTAGAAATCTTCGTTGTCAAATGTTTCCTCCTCAGTTACTTCAAATAATCTACCTGTTTCACTGTTATATCTTAAATTACAAGCCAATCCTGTGTCTCCTGTGTATCTAGACTTCAATACTCTCACACGTGTTGTATTGGCTTCATCTTCGTTCGAGGCTTGTTGGTTACGTTCTAGTGCAATAACGCAGTCAGAGAGCTGTGCTATCCCCTGAGAGCCTTTTAAATGACTGAGGCTGACTTCGACACCTTGTTCGTGTCCTTTGTCACCTGAAGCACGTCTTAAATGGGACACTAAAATTAACCCGACACCTGTCTCCTCTACAAGACTACGTAACCTTTGCATGAGCATATCAATGCCTCGTCTTTCATCACCTTCTGACAAGACATTGACTAACATATGAAGGTGATCAACGACCACCCACTTACACTCACATCCTACGATTATGTATCTTAACTTAGAGAAGATTTCTTCGATATCAGTAGCACCTAAATGAGCATGAATAAACACACGACCTTCAGGAATTACCTTATCAAATAAACCCATCAGTTGTTCTTCACTATACTGATCTCGTCTTTCATTGAGATAGATTCTATCATTAGCCTCAATAGATATAATGCCATCAGCAGTTCTCAACCAGTTCTCTTCAAGAGCTACGATACCTACATTGTCTTCTGTGTTTTTGATGAGCCAATGTTCAAGCTCTCTAGTTACCGAAGACTTACCAAGTCCTGTACCACCTGTTAAAGTTACTAGCTCACCTTTACGTAAGCCATATAACTTTTTATTTAATCCTTCCCAAGGATAAGCTATACTCTCTTTGACTTCTCGATGTAGCCAATCTTTCTTTTGAGCAGATAGTTCTAAGATACCTGATGGTGTATATGTTCTTGATTCCCACCATGCAGACATAAACTCTTGAAACCTTTTCTGTCTGAGCATATCGTTAGCATCTTTATATCCATTTGGGAAAGTCATGATCTTAGCTTTTCCGGGTTTAAGTATTCTTGCTACATCCCTTGCAGCCTCACGACCTGCCTTGTCATTATCAAAACATATTACTACATTATCAAATGATTCAACAAACTCAATGCTCTCTCGTATATCTTTAACAGCACCTGAAGCACCACGTTTTAAAGATACACAAGCCCACTTGGATTGCATCAATTCATAACAAGCCATAGCATCACACTCACCTTCGGTTATCGTGAGATACTTACCACCTGTATTCCTGAACAACTGCTCACCAAACAAACCTGTTCCTTCGTATGTACCTGCAAAAGAGAAGTTCTTGTTTTCAACAAATCTAGTTTTAGTTCCAACTATTTCATTACCATTAAAGAACGGATATATATGTTGACTTACATCATTGGTTGGACTAATGACTCTTCTCACACCATACTTCTTAGCTGTGTCCTCTGAGATATCTCTATCTGTCAAAGCACCATAGCTACCTGTATAACTATTGAGAAATGTATTTGTTGGTTTCTTTTCTACTTCCACTATATTACCTTTACATGCTTCAGGATAGTTTGCAAAATGTGTTGAACAACTAAAGCAGTGTGCTGATTTATCCTCATTCATAGATACAGGATCAGAGCCACCACATTTAGGACACGGTAGTTTATGTCTAACAAATTTACTTTTTTCTAATTGCATTCTATCTCCAAAAAAAGTGGCTAGGCTTTTACACCTAGCCGATTAGTTAAGAATCTTCTGAAGTTTCTTCAGTCGATTCATCTTCAACTTTAGCTTCATCACATCCTGTGAGTAACTGTTCTAAGTTAGCTCGATGTGTTCTTGAAGCAAAGTCTAGAGCTTCAATAGTGACCTGCAAATTACCGACCTTTTGCACAATAACAGTAGCTTCCTGCTTCTTCTGTTCGTCACTAATCAAGTTGATGTCAAAGTTAGTTGTAACTCCTTCATCGTTTTTAATAGTAATGATCATTAAAACTCCTCCCCATCAGCGAAGAATTCATCACCATCACCATTCTTGTAAGGCACAAGGTCAACGATCTGAACAGCTTGTAAATCTAATCCTTGATAAGGACCATACTTACCTTCACCGGCATATTCATTGAACTGAACTCTAACCTTAGAGCCATTACCTACAGCAGTCGTAACCTCTTGCTTATCGGAATCAAGCAGTCTAGGTGCAGGTCTAACCATTCCGTTTGGACCATTTACCTTACGCTTAATTACTAAAGCAGGACCTTCATCATGCTGTTTCACTTTATGTCCACGACTAGCAAAGTCATTTGCAGTCGCTTCATCGACAACTAAATCAAGCGTGTATACAGGCTCGAACTTAGTGTTCGGAGTTGTGATACTTGCCCATTTAGCAGTTCCTTCTAGTATTGCCATATTTACCTCCTATGGTTATTTATTTAGAAGCTGGTTAGTTTGGGAGAGTTTTGAGCAAACTACTCTCGGAGTTCCAATGTTACTTGAGCCAACTATATATTGGAGATAGAGGGCTTGGAAGTGTTGACTGCTCATAAAGGTTGCCATTATACTCTATCTCTCAGTAAAAGTCAATACCTTATTTAAAAATATCTTCAAAAGATATTACAGTATTGTCAGTTAAAGTTATTTTATACTTGTCCTCGATCTTCTCGACCATGTATCCAACCTTATTTGAATACAGTTCTTCATAGTTATCATCAAGATACTCTGTGAATATTCTATACTCATCTTTAGTTAGAAGTCTTGAATATTGTTCTTGCTCTGCTATGTAATTCATAGTCCTCCTTTATTTAAAATGATTTCTTAATGCGTTGAGCATGTCTTCAAAGTGTGCAACTTGCTCAAGCTCTTTTACAATTGAATCAACTACATCTGAATGCTCACCGATACCAACAGGATTACTAAGCATAACTTCTGCATTTGCAATATGCTTTTCTCTCTGTCCTCGTAAGTATTCTTTTGTAGCTTCGTACATTCTACCTCTTAGTATTTTCACGCAACCTCCTTGTGTTGTGTATGCCACCAACTAGGCTTATCACGACCTCGTTCCCATTTGGCATAGTGTTTTTCGTTAATGCAGTAGT